AGCTGTTGACGTAGTTCGTCAGTTAATTTCATGTGATCCATAATTATATCCTATAAAAAGGTTAAGATTTTCATCTCTAGGTTATTTAGCATACCAAACGAGACAAATGTTTTTTGTTTTGAAAAATGTTATGGTAGTGCTGTGGGAGGGCTTGGCGGCTGAAAAGGCTCTATTTCCGCAGGATCGGAAACTGTAGGCGGCTTTATTGATGCCCCAGAGTTGGTCGCTTTTTGTTCCTGGAAAGTGTCCGAAGCGGGTGCGGTAGATTTTCTTCTAACTAGCTGCGTTTTTCTAGAAGCTAACTTAGTGTCTGAATTTTTTGTAGCAGGTACAACTTTAACCTGACTAAACATACCATTAAACACAGTTTTTCTTATGTTTGAAAAACCCTCTAGTTTAGATAGGTTGTTATACTGTTTTAAATTGAGCCTAGAAAGGACATCAAACTCCGTTAATGTTTTTCCTATTCCGTTAAGACCCAGTAAGTAGTTTTGATCTAGTTCTGATATAATTTCTTTTAATAGTCTATACCCAGTCTTATCCCTGCTAGGTTTGAACTGGCTGGCGGATATAACATTCCCTTCGAAATCAACATACCCTGTGTTAAATAGAGGATTGTTAAGATCAATTTTATTTATTCTAGCGTCATTTGTTGGCTGGTCGAAAACATCTCTTGCGCCTTTACCCACCAAGGAGGTTTGAACAAATTGGTTTGTTGTATTCTTGAACCTGGGGGTTATAGTTGGCTTTGTGATTAGCTCTCTGGTAATAGACCCTGGAGCGGTTGATGTAGCGGGAATGATATCTGTTACTTGAGACTTAACGTCAAAAGGTAAATACTCCGCTCTGTTTGTTGGATAGAGAATAATATACCAAGGTATCTGTCTTGTTAGTAACGGAATCGTTTTATTTTCCTTGGGTGAGTCTACTATGATATCAGTCTGCTCTAAGAAAAGTTGACCGTCTCTCTCAACATAATCTAGTAATAGGTCTTCGTCGCTTATTATGAATGTTTGATGATTGTTTTTATATTTTATGTATTCGTTTATTTGATTAATATTTCTTAAACTAATATATTCATATCTAGCTTTTGTTCTTTTTAGATGCCTACTCTGATTATTAGGAAGAACAGTTTCAACAGAACTTAACACACAACTGAGGAAGTATATATTTTCTCTAGGAGTGCTTAAAGAGTAATCAAGCTCTACACCTGACGGATCCCCACTAACAGATAACACACGGCTTGGGTCACCGCCCAAGATCTTTATTGCAGTCTGGCGTGTTTTTTCGGGTATAAAATAAGCGTGATCAATTTCTGATTCAGCATAAATTCTATTCACTTCGCCACCGAGGGTGACATCAAAGTATTCCCCGTCTTTCAAGGATAGTGTACTTCTCCCTACAAATGTATCGTCATCATTTACATAATATCTTTGAGGCACACCTCCGATAGTCACTTCAATGTATCTATCTACATCACTAGAAAGTGTTTTGTTATTCTTAAAAGTCTCCCTACTTAATCCATTGTACTTTGTATGGTCAAGAGGGAAATAATTCTTTTCTATTAGACCTAAAGCAACTGTCTCGTTAACTACCTCTGAGTTACTCCTAATTACAGTTATCTCTGGATCGCCGCGCCCAGCCTCCGCGATCTTAGCAAGGTCTCCCAGTTTAATTTCTGATATGGTTCCTTTTAGTAATCTAGGCCCAACAATAGAATATATATCCGTTCTAGATAAGCGCGTGCCATCAGGGTTTAGTATGGAGTTGAATAGCCTTTTAGCTTCAAGATTTAAGTTGTCATAAACAATATCTGGAGTAACTGCGGCTGCGAGTGAACTGTCCCAGTCACCGAAAGTTAGACTACCAGTCATTAGTTTTAGGAAGCTTTCATCTATATCTCTATTAAATATGTCAGTTTGGTTGTTGTTATTCTTTACCTTCTTTCTCCTTTTAGGAGTAAACTTAAAGAACACTTCTTCATCTTCTTGTCCTGAAGGTTTTTGTTCAAGGATTTTTCTTGCTATTTCCGGGTCCGAAAGATCAATAATACCTGAATCAACTATATTTTGTTGTATACTTTTTCCGTTAGAGCGATAGGTTACATTTTGAGACTGTGAAGTAATCGGAGGAATATCTCCGATAGGAGCATCTGGAACAGTAATAGGCTCCCCAGGCTCCCCTATATTTCCTCCTGGGTCGAACGGAACTTGAGGCGGTGCAGGACCTTGCGGACCTAGACTTACTACGCCGCCGCCACCTCCCCCACCGCCAGGAACGCTAGGTGGGGGGGCGGAAGGTAAGTCTTCTATAGGAGTATACCCATTGCCTCCACCTCCAGGAGATACAGGTTCTACGGGTTCCTGTGGCCCTGCTCCAGTGACACCGGGCCGCACAGGGCCTGGACCGGGGCTTTGCGGACCTGCCCCAACCACACCTCCACCCCCACCTTCTCCCTCAAGACCGGGCTCTATGGGAGCTTGATCTTCTATACTTGTTGTTTTATTTAGAGGGAGTGTGTAAGTCACTACTATAGGAGCACATGGACCAGAACATCTATTATTAACAGTACAGTCAGGCCCGCTCCTAGGAACATTCCACCCCTGAACATTACGAGCGCCCGTCCCAACGAGCGATCCTCTAAAGTCACTAACTATTCTCTTATTATTGGTGTCATCTGTTAGTGCATTTTTACACTGTAGAGTGAACGTAGCTGAAACATTTATTCTGTTATTCTCAACGTCAGGTTCGGTGGTTATTGTAGGTACTTCTGAAATGATTTTGCATCGGCAAACCCTTTCGGCTCGCGGAGCACTAAGCACTGGCCCTCCTGGACGCGGCGGGCCTGTTACAGGAATGTCGTCTCTTACATTAACAACTAATGATATTGGTTCACAAGAAAAACTTGCGTCACACTCTAGACCCGTTCCTCCAGCACTAATTGTTCTACAGGGAGTATCCACTGGAGGTACTTGACTCTGAACTGTAAAGTTGTCAAACGACAAACTAGCTACAAAGTTACTAAGAACTTCCTGTGCTGGAGTAAAGCCGCCTTTTACATTTTGACATCTTCTTTGCCATGTGTACTTGTATTGAGTTGTTCCTGCGCCCTGACTTACAATTTCTACACTCGGTCCAGGGGAAAACACAACACATTTGCATTCAGGAATGTCGTAAGGATCACCTACTCCAGGGTCAGGTTTTGGATCTCCTGTGCCGCTAGGATCAATCGGTAACCTTCTTCTGTAAAAAATTCTTATGGGATCACAGACTTGGCTTTCGCAATCAGGATCCTGCCCAGGGGGCTCTGTTTGAGATTGACACTCATCACCTCCAGGATCTGTGTTTGTTACTTCAAAACCAGTCTGGGCTAGTGTTGCTTGTAGAGAAGCTATTATATCTAAAGTATTATCAGTGGGAAAACCATTAATGATACGAACACAGTCTTTAAGTATCTGCTGTTCGTAGTATTGAAATACTCCATCAGATCCCAAGTAAATAATTATGGGGTTCTGTACAATAGCGGGACGACAATCACACTCTTCTATATCGGGCGGTTCATACACTCCTGGGTCTGGCCCAGGATCGGCTTCAGCATTAGGCCCTCTAGGATCATTTACTACAGGATCGTCAGGGCCATCAGGAAAGTTAAACGGTCCTCGTCCTGGGAGAAATTCCCCACAACCAAATGTGGTTTCTTCAGCCATCTATCAATTCTGATCTAAGGTAATCGTAGGCTCAAAGCCGTTAAGTGTTCCATAATGGAATTGTCGGTTACCGCCATCAATAGCTTTCATAGACCAAGTTATTGTGGGGTATGTACACCTGCCTACCCTGGGGTTTCCTCTATACCCATAAATATTGTTTTGGGTTCTTATTGCATTATCATTAGCTGCTTGCATTGCTTTTGTCACTACCACAAAAGAACTGAATCTATCTCCTGCCCTGGCACTGGCCGTCACCGTGCTGCCCCCGTTTCCGCTTCTATACTGATGAGGAGCAGGGAAGAAAGGTTCGTCTGATAGAGAACGGTTACTAGAGTACCTGTTTTGATCTGGAACTGCGAAAGCTATGTAAATTACAAAGTGATCCTCCCCCTTCTCTATCCAGTGACCAATAAATCTACCCGCTTCAGCGTTACCATAACCTAAAGTATTGGTTTGGACGGGCGCTCCCTGGCCTTGGCTGGGATTCGTGCTCGCACCTATAGAAAAGTGGCCTGAGTTAGCTACTAAAGGAACACTATTTAGGAAGTCTATATCCACAATATAATCAACCATCCCTGGGTATGCTGCCCTGTCAAAGTCGATTCTTTTCTTTATATAAGCAAAAGAAGCGCGGGTCGCGGACGCCTGGTCTTTTGCTTTTGTAACCTTAAATGTCTTTATCCTTTCCGGGTACTCGTCGTTGTCATTTAAACCGTCTTCATTTACTTTTTCTTTAGAGCTTGCCGCTATAATTGAAGCATCTTCGTCCGACTCGTCTCCTTTTTCAGAAAAGAAAACATTTATGTAATCATTAGGGTACTTACCTCTGTCAGGAAGAAGTTGACCAGCTAACGGACCAAATTGTCCGAACTCATTATACCTAGTCCATTCAGCAAGGTCCCAGTCAGGGTATGCTGGGATGGCTAATCCTGTTTGAAGTAAGCCCATTTGGCGTCGAACTTCTGTCTTGATAGCTTCTTCACTATCATCAGCCGCATTAGTATTGTTTGCGTTGACAAGCCTCTGAAGATCATACATGGCTCCCTCAGGACCAAAATTCCAACCTCCAAAGACATAACCTGTGGCTACAGTCCGAATGCCTGGAGTTATAGCACCTTCATTCTCAACAAACGACAGTCTAGAATTAATGTCACTATACATTCTTTTTAGCTCATACTTCATTTGAGCTTTGCCTACGGCTGGGTTGGCAAGAGATAGCTGCGGCATCGCAGCGGCGATACCTGCCCGCTCGTTGTACGTTAGCTCTGCTGTTCGGAACAAGGGGCGAATATCTATAACGTCCGTTGTGGTAACAACTGACGAGTCTGGTGTTACCCAAACGTAGGCTACAGGAAGAATTGATTGGCCTACTAACTCGAAAGCATCATTCTCTAGTTTCTCAGAAAGCAGCGGAGCTATGTTAAGTAGATCATCCGGCGAGGGGAAGCTACCTCTGACATCAAAAGCAATGTCATTTGCCGACGCCGCCGTAAAGCCCATTTGGTTATTTAAAGAGTCTGAGGGTGAAGCCAGAATGTTATTATCTTTAGTGCTTACTACATAATCGTTTTTATAGTTTTCTGTCTCTTTGTAGTTAACTTTTATTCCTGCGCCTCGAACAATACCTAGTGTCGGAGTGCTTATGGTTTCTTTTCCCGTGTCGCGAATAATAGTGGTAGAACTTGCATCAATCGGCTTACTGTAAATGAATACCATATCAACGCGGCTGGCAATATTGTCCACATTTTGCTCCTCCCCTCCCGCATCAATGTAGCTAAAGTCCGTAACGTCGAAGACAGGGACCTCGATTGATAGCTCATCTGGAACATCAACAATAGCTGTTCTAGCAACACCTCTCCACTTCTTTACAAAGAAGCTCTCTGTCTGGGGCAGGTAACTAAACCCATTACCTGGATCTGTATAGTCGTAAGTGGTGAGCAATATACTATCAGCAACACTGTTTTGCGACTTTGCCCAAACTAAAGCTTCAGTAATAAGCATGGGAACATTAGCAGCACCTATAGTTCCTTCAGATGTTGTGGTTTCGCTATAACCTAAAGCCCCTGAATCCTCTTGCGTGGAAACTTCAACACCAAATACGCCCACGGGAGTGTCTGGAGTAATTACAGGCCATGTAAACGCTCTCTCAGCAAGACCATTCATTCCCAAAGCATCTTGTGCTAAACCTTCTTGAAAAGTATTTAGGACGTTCAAGAGGATATTGTTTACTCCGTCTTCAGTAACAGTGCTAAATGTTCCCGCATTTGGAAGAGCAGCTTCGTAAGCGTCTACATCTCCAATCGCAGAACCAAGAACTTGCCGTAAATAAGCTAGAGGTTTTTTGCTACTAGCATCGTTGATTCTAGCAGTATATCGCCCAGGCTTAACTCTAACTAGTCTGTCTCCTCCTGTAGAGTATGGCTTTAGCTCTTCAATGTCTATTCTTTTGACATTAGTGATCTTGATGATTTCTCTTTTAATTTGATCCTTAAGCCACAAGCAGTTTTCTTGAAGCTGCTTTAAGGGAATGTTGTCTACCTCAAAATAGTACGGGTCGTTTGCTTTAAAGAAGCGAACCGGATCAGTAAACTTATAATTACTTTCGTTATATTGTTGTTCAGCCATTAGTCATCCCTCGAAAGATCAAATACCGTTGCTGATTTAAATCCTCTTACTGTATCACCTTGATACGTTTCTGAAGCTCTACTTTGATCAGCTTTGTAGATTGTAGTTTTTTTAGGTCTGCCCGCCAGCCCCACGCTGGCGTTCCTAGCGTTAGCGAACGTGTCGGCAGCGGACTCCTCTAAAACACACTGAGTTGGGTTTTCTTCTAGGATCTCTGCACAGTAATAAAAGCCCGATGTCCATAAGGAATCAGGAACTCCATCTCCATCACTATCATAGCTAAGTTTCAATAGGTCAGGAGCATATGCACTAGCATTTATTTCGCCGTTGGGAGGAAGAGCGGATAAAGGAGCAGAGCAGTTATACCCTTGAGCAAAAATTTGATATGCTTCCCCTAGGGAACTTAGATCTGGACCACCAGCTAAAAGCTTTGCACTGGCTTTTGGAGACCAGTAAATTCTGAAAGGGCCACGGTTGTTATACGCCCCACTTACACCAAAGGTATACGTTTCTGTTCCACTAACATTAATCCCCGCGCCCCCAAGTTGTTTTGCTTCTTCTACCGAGATTGTGTCTGGGATTGGAGCAAATCTATCAAAATCACTATTGACATCTACGCCTTTTGGAATCATCCAAACGGAACTTCCTGCACCAAAGGCATCAAGGATACTTAGCGTACCCGTGTCTGGTGTACCTGAAGGAGCACCGTTTCCAGGGAAGTTTTGGTCACCTACAGAGGAAATGTAGATAGCACTAGGCCCGTGTTGTATACCGTCTATGGGATGTAATCCACTAACAGATAAATACCTAGCTTTTAGTTTAGATTGATCAGCGATATTCCAAATACCAAACTTGTCGCAAAGCTCTCCGTTAACATCATAATATAACCCATCTGCGGGACTAGCATTAAAGGGGAAAGGGAAGTGAACATTCTCCACATCAACAACACTATTTCCTAAGGCCCTAACACACATCCCTCCAACCGAGAACTGCTGAGAGCCATTTACACCCGGACTTCCGTAGTCAGGAATTCCTAGCTGTCTATTGAAGATGATGGTATTAAGCTGCGCTGTATTATTTACTGTTTTTGGGGTAACGCCCGCATCAGGAATTGCATCTAAAGAACTAGCTGTTACACTAACGATATCATCTGGGTTTGCGTAAAATTGCATCGACCCAGCAGAAACAATTGAACTAAAGGAGGCGAACTCTGGGTCAGTGGGTGCAACTTCTCCTAAAAGAACACCGCCAGAGAGGCCCGTCCCCCAGTTAGCTGGATAAGCACCTAAATCTTTCATGGTTATGGTGCTGTTATTATCAGCAACGATGCACGCCTTTGTTGAATGAAGCTCCACCGACGTATGGTTTCCTGGTGCAGAAACACCGAAAGATGCATCAGGCACTCGGCTCTCCGGGGCTCTTCTTGGTTCAAACGTAGCAACTGAGTTGTTCATCGCCAACACATCGACCCCGAACTGAGCAACCGCTGTTGGTCCGTGAAAAAAGATTTTAGAGGCTGCGTCAGCTACCGCCCCCGCCAAACTCTTTTGTTTTCTATACTCGTTGGGTCCTACTATGTAAGTTGTCGCACTCAGTGCTCCAGTCAGTCTAGCCGTGGATCCCTCAGTAGCTAGGACGCCCCTACCAAAAACAGTTTGATTATCACTAGTAGAATCAGTTACTAAGATGTTAGCTTTATACAGGTCAAGAACAGAGTTCTTTGCAGCCTTAAGAGCAGCAGAGCCGCCGAAGGCATTACGATACCTAGTGTATCCGTAAGAAGTAACAGCATTATCCTTAGGCTTAAAACCAAACTTACTGTCGCTGGCTAGATCTACATGCACGCTATTACCAGAAAAATCAAGTTGAGATCTATTTGCATTGTTAATTTCGGAATCAGAATCAAAAGTAAGAGTAGAGTTGTTAGCTAATATACCTTGCTCTTGAGATCCGTCTACGGTCAGGTCCTCATAAGAAAATACAGACCCTTCACAAACAATACCTTTCTTATTGCCATAAACATCTATTAGACCCTTAACATCTGCAAAGGAAGAATTTAATTCAATGCCCACCAAATTATTCAACTCAGAAACTAAAGCTCCTCCCGTGACTCTGTTTTCTGTAGTTCTTTGGACCCCACCTATAAGTTTAGAGTTATCTAGAACGATGCCTTTAGTGTTCCTGGAAGCAACAAAGAGTGCGTCCCTACCAGAAGCTTGATAATCACCAACATCATCAAGGGAAGAAGAAGCGAGAGAGCTTAGGGTTACTTCACTATTAATTGCATGAATACCTACCCCCTTCTCAGGGACTCTAGTTGTTTCTGTACCCTCATAGTTTCTGTAAGAGAACGCTGACCTCGACAAGGTTACAGCAGAGTTAAGGAACTTAAATCCAGCTTCTTTATTTCTTACAGAGGCACAGTTTTCTAGAACTACTTTAGAGTTATTTACTTCTATACCTACGTTTTGATTTTGTGTTTTTGCTGGGTTTCCCGTGGTAGAATTAACTAGGAAGTTTCTTATGTATATTGGACCATCGCAATTTTGAACTTTGATCTTAGTGCATTTATTTCCGTAATAGTTTCCTCCTAAGTTAAGTCCTACTGTAACAGCAGTCCTTGCTAAAAAATTACCAGTAAAATTATTAAAACCACTAATATCTAAAGTGCTGATAGTAGTATCATTTACAGTATTTTCGAATGGGTTTATTCCGAAAACATTTGAAGTACCTGGAAATACTGTTGTATTAACTAAATTGAAAGATGCGTGTAGCGGGGCAAACCTACTTGTGGCATCAATCCTAGGATAAAATATAAAATTGTTATTACGGTTTGACCTAGCATCAACAGTGCTTGATAAAACTGGTGTTTGTATGTGAACGCAACTAGTGTCTGACAATGTAGCACTTATATCAAGCGCGGAAATTTGACTAGTCATGTCAATAAACTGATTAAAATTGGGTGGGGCAGCGGCTACATGTGATGTTGAAGATGCGTTTAGAATTCTAGAAAAGTTCCTGTTTACTATTTCTATAGAACCATTCTCTTCTATTCTAAAGTTATTCAGTTCAAGTGGCCCAAGGTCTCCAAAGTTAGCTACTTCAACAAGAACTGGGAAACGAACTACTTTTGGGATAGCCGCTATAGCAGAGCTTAGGTCAGTAAAAATATTTCTATTCTGCTGTAAGGTTAACGCAGGGGCGTCAGCGGATACCGTAAGCGCGAGCCCTGGTACGCCAGCAGAGGTAGTAAACCCTTGCTGCTCCCAAAGCTCGTATGTGCGCTCCTCTAAATCATAAAGAGGTAGGTTATCCTGCTCCCAATTATAGAAGGTACTTGTATCAAACTTGGTAACATAAGGCGTCCAAGCATTGAATAGCATTACGTTTCCGCTGCTTGTGTATATGTCGTTTTTATTGAAGGCCATATCAGAAGTTTATTGTCCATCTAAAAATTAGACTAAAATCATTAGTCTTCACTATATCGCTGAATGTTCTGTAACAAACTAAGATTGGCCTGTCCTGTGCATTCCCTGTTGGGTTCTTCATGAACATGCCAATCTCGTTTATCGCTGCATCGTTACCGCTCCTTTGAAGGTCATTAGCGGTTTCCTCGTCTACCACTAACGTATATCTAACCGAACTGTCATTGATGCGAGTCATTTTACTCGTTGGTATTTCTGCAAATACACTATTGGGTACAACTCCCGCACCAACAAGTTGTTCGCCTACAAAAATTTGATTATTAGTTCCCGTACCATACTCAGCTACAGAGGACAGTGCCCCAGATAACTGATTGATTGAACTGACCACGCCGCCCGCTGGAGGACCTGACACTCCTAACTGAAACTTCTGAATCTGATAATCTAGAATTTGGTCTGAGCCAGAGGCGGTAAATAAATAGGATAATCCAGTTCCCATGCCTGAAACAATAATGTTTGAATCATCTAGAAGGATTTCTTCTTCCCCCGACCTCTCCCTCTTAATAATTGTGAGATGTCCTGTAATCCCTAACTCTTCTGTAAAATTCTTCATAGGAAACGAAGCCTCCACTTTATGGTCATGTCTTGATATTGTGTAATGTCATCAATGTATGTAAGGTCCTTCGACAACCCTTTTCTACAAAATAACCTATACTTTCTAGGATTATCTAGTGCGCTAAAGGCAAACGGGGGAGTATTTCCTTCCGTAAGAGACGCTTTAAGATCTAAAGCCCATAGGCCCATGTGGTACACCCCCCCGTAAAAGTGCAAGCAAGCCAAATCATCCTTGGATAATGTGAGGGCATACTCTACTGTACCGTTAGATGCAAAACTTGCATTAGAAGAAACGGTAACGCCGTTCTGAGTGTTGGTTCCCGAGACTACAGAAATGAATCCATCTGTATCTATAGAACTGGCCTCATTAGCATAGCTACCCGCAGTAAGTGAAAGCTCATTAGAATCACCTTCTTCTATTGAAGAGAACGTCAATAGCATAACACCTTCAGTTCCTGTTTCAGAAGCCCCTGGGGGGTATGTGCCCGCAAAGGCAGCGGCAAGCTGTGAGTTCAGAAAATTTTTTGAAATAGGAAGTATACCTTCTTTAATAAATACAGGATGATAATTTTGATGCTGTCCGGGGCTAGGACCAAGAGCACTCAGGCTGAAAAAGAATCCTCCAGAAGGATTAGGATCATTAGTAACATCCGTACTTAACTCTAAGGCACTTAGCTGGGGATCTGGTGCGGTAGGGGTATAGTTAGATACTGGGTAGTATACTTTTCCTGACTCAAACTCTTTGTCAATATACAACGCCACTGACGAATAATTATTACTAGAAACTTGGGTAGTTAGTAAATCGGCTACTGCGCCGCGAACAACGCCGTTTGTTATTCTAGCATTAGTAGTGCCAGAGGCATAGCTCTGGGGAGCAGTACCAAAAGACATCGCTTGTATTGTAAAGTTAGACGCATCTAGAAGAGAGGATAGATCAGGTATCTCCGAGTAGGATGGGGAGATAGTCATGATATCAGCAAGGATAGACCCAGCCCCATCCGTCAACATGTTATTGTCGCTGAAGATTACTTTATCCCCTTGCCAAATTTCTATTTCTCCTCTCATCAGTTATCAAACTCCACTTCTGTATACTGAGATCCTACTTTGGTATTAGGAACCCAGTCAGGATGTTGCCTGTAGTTGTTTCTGCTTCCGCCGCTGACACCCAAGTCATCAGAACTTATGTTGGCGTCTCTGGTCGCGAAGACCGTAGTGTGCATTCCTGCTGGCTGTCCTATCAACCCATTATAGAATTTTAATAATCCTGCAATTTCTTTTTTTTCCATGAAGTATTTGTATTCTTCAATGAATGGAGTTAAGGGAATACCGCTTGTTTCTAAACCAAACCCTGTGGAAAGGCCCGCCTGATACCGAAGCGTTGTGTCTTGTAACTCAATAGAATCAAGCAACATGTATTTATCAGCGTTATTATTTTCTAAGAAGAAAACTTCTATAACATAATTTCTATCTTTATGTATTTGATCCGTCTTCTTAAACTGTTCATTGTTCTTATCTATAATTTTTAAATATTCATAATTATTATGAATAGTAAAGTTTCTTGTATCAAACTTTACTGAGAACTCATCGAAGTAATCTTCTTTTATTGTTTCTAAAGAAACGTCAGGATATTTTTTACTTTGAGTGTCCTGTGCATTTAAGCAATACTCTATGACTGTATTTCCCCTATCTCTTAAGGTGAAATCAAAGATATGAGATAGTTTAGATTTAACTTGATTTATACTCAAATCAGTTACATCAGTAGGAATCCATTTACCCTCTCGGTTCCATGTCCACATTAGACCTTGTTCTGGCTCTGTATGGATCCATATCCCCATTTTTCCTCCACCAAGAATACCTATCTCTTCGTCAGCCACTAAGGCTTTTACCTTAAGCTCGAACTGATGCTCAGGGACTAAGGTGTTTACTGAGTCTCCATAAGAAGACAAATCAAATCTAAGCCTGGGTAAACCCCCAACAGTTTTACATTTTACAACAGTATTGTTTATTAAATAATTAGCCTTTCCAGGAACCTTAGCTGATGAGTCTAACCTAATAATTTTAAACTGATTTGGGCTAGGCCCGGAAGAAACATCACAGAACTCAATACCACTAAGAATTGTAGGGTTTCTGTAGTCCGCAGAACTAACAGAATCTAAATAGGTTCCTGATATAGGGATCACTGCTTGATCAGGATCTCTGGCGATAAATGTTCCAGTTCCTCCATCAGAGAAAATGTTTGTGTTATTTATGGGCTTATCATCTAACAAGGAAGTCTCCAAAAATGACGCTCCATTAGCTCCCAACTTTTCAAAATCACAATTGTAAAGCCCTTTTCCAAAAATGTGAGCAAAGATATATCCTCCCGTTCTATCTGGATAATCTCCTCCCACAGGGTGCCTATTAAAGTTCTTGCAGTAGGTAGCATAAAGCTTTTGGAAGTCTGTTCCTGGGCTAAAGCCTTCATAATCTTTGAAAGAGCTTAGTACATAACCACTTGCAATAGCCGAGTTGGCAAAGCTTTGTATTTGATCTTTCCAGTACATATCATCCGAAAAACTCGACGGACTATTGTTTATCTGTCTTTCAGCAAAGTCCCTAGCCTTCCTTTCAAAAATAGAGTGCATCGAAAGATAAACCTCTGGGGTTTGGCAACGATCAACGTATCGGTCAGTAGCAGAAGAGATGTCCTCATTTTTTGCATCCGAACCCAAACCACCAGCAAAACCTCGATAAGGAAAAGTGTTGCTGGTGTCTATGCCGAAGAAGGTTTTGTTTGATTGCAAGTTCTCACAAAAATCCCAAACTCCAGAGATATTAGTATAGTCCTCAACAGGATAGAAAGAATTAGAGGAGGGTATGTAACCTAATGTAAGCTCTCCTAAAGAGCTTGGCAGGGATTCTTCGTTTATAAGCTCTGCCCACTGTACAGGGGCGTTGAACCCAGTTCTATCGTAGTAACCTTCTTTAGGCAATACATTCTTAAGGTTACGTCTCCTGAGAGAATTTCTAGTCGGACCTACAATAACATCAGTTGAACTTAGTTGCGATGTGATTGTATCCACTTGATCTCTTTTAAACGTGCTATAGCCTTCGGGCGTCTTAGCTGACGTAATCTCTACGCCACTTACGGCCACGTTACCTAGAATTGTTCCTGAAGAATACCCTGCCCTAGTATCCTCCTTGTCCAAGCCAACATAAGAGAATATCGTAGAAGAAGGTTCTGTAAAATCAAAAGCACTAGCATTTAAGTTTACTCTAGGAATAGAGTGCGCTGGGCTGTATTCTTGAGTAACTCTGGCGGTTTCATATAAAGCGTACTTAGAATCATTCTCTAGGTTAGAGCTTCTAAAATCGAAGTCAGTATTATCAAAATCTAAAAAGAAATGCGAAGATTTTCCATTCCACAAGCTCAGTAAGTTCCGCTCATAGTCAGAAATACTAAACATTACATCGTCATAGTTTGGTGGATTTTGAACTGAGCTAAAGAACATCAAGAATTCATTTAGATCCTCAATATTATTGTCCGCTTTTACGGTAGCTTCTGATATATAATCACCCACCTGATCAGCAAACTCTGGCCTGACCTTAAAGCATTTTAGTTTGTCAACTAAAACCTCTACCATAGGTTGCGTAACAACACAATCCCTAAAGTATTTCACTTCCTCGAAAGGCGGTATGGGATAATTTTTTCTGCCTCTGAAATTGAATACAAAATCTTGATCTCCCTCAAAGAGAAGATACTGTACTTTAGAATCATCCTGCGGATGCTCTATACCCGCCATATAAACCCCAACTCCGAAAGGGCCTGGGCCTACCGCGTCATCCCATTGCGCCCGCTCGCCGTAATCATACCGTTGTCTTCGGATGGCCTCGTATCCTGGTCCACCGCTAACGTGTGCGTGCCAACCTAGAGATTTGGGATCACCGACAATGCTGTAGACATCTCCTTTAGTCCCATCATCATTCATCTTGTAGAATCTAGGCAGTGGATATTCCTCACCAAAAGAGCGGAAGTTTTCTGGGAACTGTCTTGCTAAATCTAGAAGAATAGTATCCGTGGTTAGTTTTAGATTTTCCTCTAGGCTGCTTGTACTATAAACAAAAACCCCAGACTCAGAAGCTTTTTCAGGAGTCCACGTTCTTAAGTTTTTAAATAAAGGGGACTCTGTTCCCAGGCTGTACCAAATCAAAAAGGGTAAATAAGATTCCCAAAGAGGAATTATGCTTCCGCTAAGATCAAGTACACTGTTTACGATCAATGCATTCAGCGCCGCACGAAGAGCCCCCTCGGTTCCAATCTTCTTGTAGATGTCAGTAGCTACTCGAAGTTGGTGCCTCCACTTTTCTGATGCGTTTCCTCTTAGCTTAAAACCAATAAGATCTGCTATGTACCTTAGCCTTTCTGGTGGAGCATTCTCAATATCATAAATATACTTTAAGTCCTCAACCTGATTTGATATGTCAGCGAAATGAAATCCTAGTGCATTTAAAAACTTTCTATGTGGGCCAGCAGAGCTCCTATCAACTAAAGTTAATTGTGCATCTATAAAGTCGTCAAAAGCAGCCTTTACTGTGTAATCCTGCGAGTCGATGTTTAAAGGGGAATAAATAACCTCATTTAGAACCTGAAGATTCTGTAGCTTTTGCGTACCGCTAGTGTATGTTGCAGGAGACCCATCACTCGAATCTAATATTGCGTCAGCAGCACCCGAGAGATACGGGGTAGGGATGTAAGAACCAAAGGAGCAAGCTTCGACATTCCTCCAAACGTACTCTTGAAGACCACTAACTCCGTCGAATGTGGTAAGCTCTCTGCCTATAAAAAGGTCTGATAAACACTCTAATACATATGATGAGGGAGAATAATCTAATCCTCCCAACGCTGAGGTATTTAAAAAGTAAAACCACCCTAGACTATCTACTAAATAGTTATGTATACTAGAAGCATCAGCGTTATTAGTAAACGCTGAAAGTTCAGACACATTATCTTCTATAGTGCCTGGAGTATTAACCCCTGGAGGGATCAGCTTTGGAAGCAGCGTAGAAGAAAGATAATTATAGAAGTCCGCTTTAAACTCAAAGTTAGTGTAGTTCTGTCCTAAAGGAAGCAGGATGTCTTCTCGAAAACTTTGATTAGTAATTTTTGTTAGCTCGTTTTGCTTTACGAAATACTGCGATATACCCTCAAGGGAACCTAAATTTTCTGTCTGAGTTCCTGGTACGGAAGACAGGGGAAGGACTGTAGATATATTATTCGCTATATCAATATGAGAGTTGATTATTTGTGAAAGAGGATTTAGTTCAGTGCCACTAAGATCAATGTCTTCCTGCTGATACACTCCTGGAGTCAATAGCTCCAGTAACTCTACAAAGTTAGACTTGTAGTATTTTCTTGGG